GTTTGTTAGTGTTGAGGCCCAAGCTCAAGCTCTTTTTGGGCTTAACGTGTCTCATACTTTGCAGATGCAAGATCCCCTTCTTGCTGACATGTTCACCAGCTTGACTGCCTTGCTGAAGAAGATGAGTGCACCTTCTACCATGATTTCTATGGTTATGAATTTGGCCTGTAAACTTGTTTACTTGTTCAAACTTGATATGAATGATACTCTTGCACGAACCACTTGGTTCATGGATGTTGCTCTCACGTTTTGCTTCGGTAGTGAAGTTCTCGAGATGTTGATGTCTCGTGTTGCGGCCATTTTTGCCCGCCCTGTCACGCAAGGTCCCAACTTTAGTGCATGGGCACAGGCACTTGTTGCCATACTTTCTGCTCTTCTCTTCGGTGCACTTCCATCCAGTGAGTTTATTTCCACGCTTGTCAAGTCTGGAAACATTGCTCGTGGAGTTATGAACCTTTGGGGATTGTTTGAGAAAGTTCTCAGCAGTTGTCTTCCTGGTCTGTATAAGTGGGCCACTGGCTATCCGTTGGAGATTGGCGAGCTTTCCGAGTATTTCTGTGAGATCAAGGAGTGGTATACTGAAGTTCAGGAACTTACTGCTCTAGATCGCGACCGAGAGATTGCTATGGATGAGGATGCTTGTCGTCAAGTTGAATTGTGCTACCGTCGTGGTTTGCAATTTTCAGCTATGGCTCAGGAAATGCGGTTGGACCTCAAGATGATTTCATCGCTCAATGCTCACATGGCAGCAATCAAGATGGTTTATGACCGTGCTCAACAGTCAGGTGCTTTTGTTGGTGGTCCTCGTGCTGAGCCATTAGTTATCCAACTATATGGAGGATCAGGCGTTGGTAAGTCACACATGATGACACCACTGGCTCTTGAACTTCTCAAAATTGATGGCATTACTGATCCTAAGAAGTGGAATCAAGAGATTTATTCGCGTGCGAACGAGCAAGATTTTTGGGATGCATATCGCAACCAGAAAGTTTGCTTATTCGACGATTTTGGACAAATGCGCGATTCTGTTGCTCAACCCAACTTAGAGTTTTTCTCTCTAATTCGAATGGGTAACATCGCCCCATGCCCACTTCACATGGCAAACCTCGCTGAAAAGAACAAGACCTATTTTACATCAAAGGTTGTTATTCTCACTACCAATACGAGGTTTTTGGATCCTGTTTCTTTGACTTATCCTGAGGCTGTTCGTCGGCGCATTGATGTCGCTGCCCACATTAGGGTTAAACCAGAGTTTGCTAATGCACATGGTGGAGTTGATCCTCGCAAAGTTCAGGGCATTTCGACTGCTATTTATGAGATTAGTCTCATTGACCCAATGACGGGCAATTATTCTCATGATGCTGATATGACATATGAACAGTTTGTACAACTATGCTGCATACGTTATGTCAAGAAGATCAAACAATCGAAAACGACTCTGCAACACTATCATCAATTGGCTGCCGCACCTCCATTGTTCCCTCAATATTGTGATCAGCCGGTTCCCGAAGCTGTACCACAGATTTTTGGTATGTTCAAGAAAGAACAAAATGTTCCAACAATGGTTCACCAAAGAGTTAGGGACAATATTGAGGTCGCCACTGTTGAAGAGCTTAACTGGTTTTATTGGAATTACGAGGATTTCTCCGAGTTCTTCCCTGAGGAATTTACTGAGATCATTGAGAATTTCTCTGTTAGCTCAATGCATGCTGATATCCAAGCTATGTCAGATGCCTGCACTGAGGAATTTCGGGAACTCTTGTTGACCAATTTGCCAGAGGATCTGACATTTGTTTGTGCGGCTGCGAAGGAAAATTTGCAAATGGCACAAGCTTTGGGTTTGAGCGAACTTCATGCAAGCGTTTGGCGCATTTTCTCTTTGGGGCAAATTCGACGCAAGCGCACTTGGCATGATCGTTTTTTGGATTCGTGGTCCAGTTTTACTTGGGACCCCTCCGCTTTCTTGCAAAAGGCTAAGGAAGTTTTGGAGGCGCATCCCTATGTTGCTGGATTGCTTCTCGTTGCTCCGCTTGTTGTTGGCTTGTTTAAGACATTTATGAGTGATCGTAAAGAACCGGAGGTTGATTACCTTGCTCCAATTTTTGTCGAAGAGGACGCTGCAACAGGCACATACTTTATCAATGAGAACCCTTCACCTGAAGATCTCGCTGCACATGGATGTGAAATTTCCTCTTCCGGGGATCCAAAAACTTTCAAACCAGTGGTGAGGAAGGTTGAGATTGCAGCTTCTGGTGATCCAAAAACCGCCAAGAGTGTTATACGGAAAGTCGAGATTGCCGCATCAGGTGACCCAAAGACTGTTAAGAGCACGCCTCCTAAGGTCGAGGGCCGAACTGAGTTGCAGCGCGATCCAAATACTTTCAATATTGCTTTGAGATTGATCAACAACGTCT